CAGGTATGACGATCGACAAAGGCGATCGCGTGTACGTCGTCGAAGGCATCTTCCACGCCATTGCGCTGTGGCTGGCCGGTTTCAAAGCCGTCGCCTCGATCTCGGCCAACAACTTCCCGTGGAACCTGATCGAGGCCCACAAGGGCAAATCCATCGTGTGGGTGATCGCCTTGGACGACGACCCGGCCGGGCACCTGATGACCACCAAATACCTGCGCCAGATCCGCGAGCAGAAGGAAATCGGCTGGGTAGCCCTCGCCGGCGAACGCGACTGGGACGACGTGTACCGCGATGGCCAGCTCGATCAAGTATTCATGACCGAGGCTGAATATCAGGGCCGGCTGTTCACCGCCGAAAACACCAACAAACTGGCCTACCTGATGTACCTGCGCCGGCCGGCACCGTTCTTCCTGATGGAATTTCGCAACCGCCTCTACTCCGCCAAGGTTCACCAGAGCGACCTGACCACTGACCTTGGCGAAGACAAGCTCGAGGGCAACCGCGAAATCTTCCTCAAACACGTCAAGATCAAACAGGTGGCCAACTGCATCCCCAACCTTGAATACCTGGAAAAGGACATTGTCACCAACGAGCAACGCTACTTCTTCGACTTCAAGTTCCCGGACAAAAGCCGCAGCTGCAAAGCGCCTCTATCGCCCAACGCCATCACCGATCCGCGCGGCTTCGCACGCTCGCTCCTCGAGCACACACCCGGCGGCAACTTTGAAGGCGGTGAAGCCGTACTGACCCTGCTCAAAGCCAAATGGCTCAACGACGAGCACCGCGCCGTCCGGACCGTGCGCAGCCTGCCGTTCGTGGGCTATGACGAAAGCTGTGGGCTGTACTGCTACCCCACCTTCGGCTTTCACCAAGGCAAAGAACTGCCGGTGAACAGCCATGGTTTCATCGACATCAACGGCAACGGCGTCAAAACCACGTTGGCCAACTTCACCCTGGAGCGTGGTCAAGACTTCGACCCGGAGTGGTTTCCCGACTTCCTTGCCGTGAACGGCCTCAATGGTCTGGCTGTACTGGCCTGGTGGACCGCCACCTACTTCGTCCAACAGATCGGCGAAAAGCAGGCGTCCTTCCCGTTTCTGGAATTCACGGGCAAGCCCGGGGCGGGTAAGTCCACCCTGTTGCGCTTCATGTGGCGGCTCACCGGCCGGGAGAACTACGAAGGTATCCAGCCCAGTGGCGCGGGCGCCAGTGCGATCGGCCTGTCGAGATCCTTTGGCGATGTCAGCAACCTGCCCGTCATCCTCATCGAGTCGGACAAAGAGTTCACCGACAGCCAAGGCCGCAAAGTCACCGTGCAATTCAACTGGGACGAACTCAAAAGACTGTTCGACTACCACGCCACCCTACGGGTAACCGGTGCCAAAACCACCGGCAACGAAACACGCAGCACGTTCTGGCGAGGAGCCCTGGGCATCTCACAGAACAACAGCGTGGACAGCTCCGAAGCAACGCTCTCACGCATTGTCGAACTGCACGCCACCAAGGACCACCACACACCCGCCCTGAAGCCACGCGCCGATCGGCTCAAAAGCATGAACGCCAAAAATCTGGGGGGCTATCTGCGTCAGTGCCTGGCCTTCGAACAGGGATGGCTGACCCGCTACTTCGAAGCCTTCCCGCGTTATGAACAGCGCCTTCAAGCGGTTGGCGCCATCACGGAGGCTCGCATCGTCACCTGCCATGCCCAGGTCCTGGCAGCGGCCTACGCGACCCAGGCACTGTTCCCGGACTGGGAAGACACCGACCTGGAGCGCCTGGCCAAACACCTGGAGCAACGCGCCATCGCGCGCCAACAACGTTGCCGCTCCGAACATCCAGACGCCGCCACGTTCTGGCAGATCTACCACTACCTCAACGAGCGCGTGGTGAAAATCAGCGACAGCACCGGCGAGCGGGAAGAAATACACGAAACGCTGAACCACAGCGCAGAACGCGGCGTGGTGGCGATCAACATCGAGCATTTCCAGGAAGCCTGCCGCAAAGCCGGCCAAGAAGTTCTCACGCGGGCGCAGCTGCAACGCGCACTGCCCCAGAGCACCACCTACAAATTCGTGGAATCACGAAAGGCCTACTCACGGATCGAACGCAGAACCATCAACTGCTGGATCTTCAAAAAAGCCTGACAAGTCACTGATCGAAAAAGAGTTTTGTCCCTGGACGGCTGTCGCCTGCGCTTTGCCAAAAGTGTTTGTGCGTTGAGCGATAAACCGTCTGTAATTTTTGAACTATTGAGTAATTAATCAATGAATACAGAGACATATAAAAAATCACCAATGGAATGCCGCTGGAAGGCCCTGAACCACTTTTCATTCCAGCAACCTTCCGATATCTGCGTCTCGACCTTAACAGGTCACAAGCCTTTAAACACAAGGGCTACAGCCCTGATCACCGGGTCAGACAGTTCAGCGCATTCCACCTGCACCGAACTACTTTTGCGGGCAATACAAGCAAGTAATAACAAGGCTTTCAGCCCAATTCACGCGGCAATAGTTCAAACATTCCAGACGCAACCAGCCGCGCGCGGAACATCAATAACGCGAGCCACCTCATGCCCGAACTTTCCACCGAAGAAGTCCATCGGCGGGACTGCCTCGCCCGCCACTCACTGCGCCACTGGTCACGACAGGAAATCGTCGACTGGCTCAACGACCCGAAGAAACCAGAGCGCTTTCGCGAAGACATGCGCAACCGCCTGAACACCCAAAAACAAGCATTCAAAAGCCAATAAAAAAGGAGCACCACCATGCGAATAGAAGTCATCACCGGCGAACAACAGACCGGCAAAACAACCCTGCTGCGCGCCATCCAGGCCGAATTGAAAAGCCGAGGCATCGAAGCACCGATCCACATCGGCGAGCACTGCACAACTCCGTACTTTGTAAATCAGGTCGCCGAGCACGCCATAGCCGGGGCCACTCACTTTCTGGCCGACGACTGCACTGCGTTCCAAATCAAAGCCGTCCAGGAACTGAACGCCCGAGGCATTCACTCGGGCGTCCCGTCGGGCTTCGTCGTGCACCTGGTGCGCCAAGCCTGATCACCCAAAGGAGAACCACCATGAAGTATTCACTGTGCCACGCCCTGGCAGAAGTATTCGACTACCAACAGCGGCGCCCAGCCGCCATTGCCGCAGGCAAAGCCGCACTGGAACGGTTGTATCCAGTCGCCCTGGGTCACTCAGGGCAAAGCGAAGTCATCGGCAACTTTCTACTGGGCCTGTACGACGGTGACCGCCACCGCTTCAACCTGACACAACTTCGGCGCCTGGACCTCGCCTTGTTCGACGACTGCATGCTCGTGCTGGCGATGGACTACCTGCCAGAAGTCGAGATCCACGAACGCATTCCTGGCAACGACAGCATTTGGCGGCAGTTGCATGAACAGTGGGACAACAAGGCGGTGACGTCATGAACCTCCACTACTGCGCAAACACCCTGCCGGGCACGTTTTGCTTACCCACCCAATTTGTCGAGAACTGCACCCCTGAGGCGCTGGCCGAACTGGCCGCCGCCGACCACTGGCGCGACCACCCCGACGACACCCCGACACTCGTCACCGTCGTGCATCTGCACAACGTGGATGGGCACGACCTGGGCGTGTTCGAAGTGCACTGCGAACAACGTCGGGTTTACACCGCGCACCTGCTGACGAAAGCCGTAACCAAATAGGAGAGACCTGAATGAACACCATGGATGAACGCGTAAGGCTGTTGCAGACCTTTGAACACTGGGCCAGGCCCCAAGGCCTGGACCTTGCAACCAAGGACGGTGGGTTTACCTATACCCACCCTCGCACCGCCGACGCCTGGCGCGGGTTCTACGCCGCACACATCACGCTCGGCCTGAGTACCGAGTGTCAGCAGCTGTATGCGGAGTTCAAGAGATCCAGCCCGTACCTCAGGCAGATAGAGCGATGCCGAAATAGCCGCCACGGCTACCCCTTCAAAGTTCGCATCACCGCTGACCCGCGCGGGCTCGTGGTCAAGGGCGGGCTCAGCGGCCATTACCGCCTGAGCGAAGTGAACCTCTATGTCATCGAGAAGGGCGTAAAAATCCGCCTGCATTGATACCGGCCAACGCCGGAAGTAGACGGTGTCGAGGAGTTCGCACCTCCCCGACACCCACCACCACAAAAGGAGCAACACCATGCAAGCACAGCACCCAAGCAGCAGCAGACGCAAGGCTATCACACCGCCAGTGCCAGGCCGCAGCACCTTCAATCCAACCGGCCGGCAGGTGGCCACCGCCGTGATCGGCGCGGCCGTCATCACCTACCTTGTGCACAAAACCCCGGATGCCCATAAGCACCTGGAACGCCTGGCGAACATGGCCAACACCCAAGGTGACTTGTCAGACCGTGACGCGGCTGTCGTCGCCGACCTACTGGCTTCCCCTAACAAAGCACGGGGAGAGCAGCGCCATGTCTTTTGACTCAAACGCAGCCCGAACCGAACTGCCGCTCACCTTCCCAATCAGGAACGCAACCATGCCTGACTACACCGGCATCATTCAGTACAAAGTCAAAGAGGTCTGGAAAGATTACGAAGTCACCCTCGAGGTCAACCACGCCATCCTCACCGTCGAAGTGGCCACGCTCATCAATCAGTTCTGGTCAGACGACCACTGGCGGCTGGCCGCTGAGAACGGCGACGTGGTGCGCGCCGTCATCCGCCTGTTCGGCTCCACCATGATTCAGATGCTGCTGAGCGAAGGCGGCGCCCAATTCAGCAACACATCCCGATCCGGCGACAACCCAGGTCCTTACTGGACAGCAGACCTGCACAACGAAGAAGGCTGGGGAGGCACACAGGGCGGTACACCCTACGGCTTTTGCGGAATCCGCGTGATCGCCGCTGATGTTCAGGCACTGAGCTTTGATGACGTGGAACTGGAAGCCATCGGTTACGCATGACCCATACTCAACAAACAGTGAGGCGAGAAATGTACATCGATGGTCAATTCATTGTGATAGCGGACGAGCAAGCAGCGAAGGCCCGCCAATATCTTGAGCTTCCGGCTGACTTTCAACTGGTAGAAGCCACCCGCAACCTGCAGCACGACACAGGAAATGGCGTGGTGCGAATCCCGCTTCCGGACGGGCTGGTTGTAGCAGCATTTGAGAACTCACACGGCAAACGTCGTTACGGGGTCATCAAGCTGAACGAGACCGTGAGCTAACCCATCCAGCCATCAGCAGGACGCCGCAGCGTCCTGCTCGATTTCGACAACTGCGCCTTTCATGAACAGCAGTGTATGAAAAATCACCACCCCGTATGTTGCTCAGTAAAAAGACGACAGAACTTAGAGCCCTATTCGAGTGAAACATCCCTGATAATCAAAGGATAATTCCTACGCACAAGTAGGATGCAACCTATTGATAACGCAAATCAAAATCCCTTGACTCAAAACTTTAAACGTAAATAAACTTTGCCGCTCAACGCTTACCGAACAGGGATATTCCGTAATGTCAAAAACAAAATCTCAAACCATTGAGATTCGTGAAAAATGTGAAGAGTCCAGACACACGCTGTCTCTCTTCATCGATATTTGCACCTCCAACATAGAACTTTGCGAAAGCAGCAAGCTGGCACTGTCGGAGTACGGTAAAAATAAACTGGAAGAATTAGAGCGTGTAGAAGCCATGCTCTGCGCTTACGACACCCCATCCAACTGATCAAACAAATCGCGCTGCTGAGCGCGGGACAAACTACGCAGGCGGTCAAATAGCAAACGATCGACCGCCTGGGCCGAAGGGCTCAGGGTGTGTGAGAACGTAAGGTTTGCCACCCACGTATGACCACATTTCACAGACGAGCACTGGCAGTAAAGCTTGGCAAATTCCGGCGACAAATCCTCGCGCGACACAATCCGCCCCTTCTCCCCGCACTTGCAGTACACCCGCATCTTTCCCACCCCGGCACGTTGAACGGGCTCCATTTTGCCACACAACATGCAGGGGTTCGCCCTCCATCCCGGCACCACAGATAGTGCCTCAAGGCCGTCGCGTGGCGGTCAGTCCTGAACGGGCTCTTTCCATCCAATCCGCCGGTCGGCGCGCAACTGGTCATTGACCTGCATGAATAACTGACTGATCGGCCGGATCTCATTGTTGGTATAGACCCGATCGATCTTCTCGATGTCCCCGAAGCCCGCCGCGTTTTCCGGCATCACCCCCGCCAGTGCCGGGTTCATTCGCCAAGCGGCTATCACGTCATTGCGGGTAATATTCTTGATTCGCTCAAATTCATCTTTCGTCGCGATATCCCCAACAGGGATTATTTGTATCGCTTTGTCACTTCCATTGGGAATGTTGACGAATAATGAGCGGAAATTTCCTACACCCTTACTTCCCGCAATTTGCGTTTTCAGCTTCCTCTCATCCTCCTCGGTCAAGTTCGGATCGTTGGTATAAAACACAAAACCGGCGTGCGCACCGTTATTGTAGTAACGGCGCCGAAACAACGTGGCCGACTCATTGAGCAACAGCGCATGCATCCCGCCTAAATAGTCCGGGACCCCGTAAACGTTCTGTTCAACGTCGTAGTCCATAACATGCTCAACCTCATCCTCTTCAAAGTGCAGTTGCTGGCCATCGGGCAACAACATCACGAATCCGCCTCCCACCTTGCGGCGCATGTTCAGCGCGGGCAGATGTTGCAGCTCCAGCACCTGGCCAATGACATTGCGTAGGCGCTGAAAGTACCCCTCACCGAACACCGTAAAGTCCAATGCAGCGCGCCCCAGCGTCTGCGCGCTGCACCCGGCCGACGGCAAAAAATCACGCAGCAACAAGTTGCGTTTGAACCGCGGAATGGTGCCGTGGTGCGCGTTGGCGCGCAGCAATTTGGCCAGCCCCGTGCGGGACACCGGCGGCGTGTAGATTTGCCCGTCGTTGCCGGCGAACACGCCCAGGTACTCGCCCAGATTGCCGCTCAGGACCGACTCCGGATCGCCGAAGGTGAATGCCTGCACTTTGTGCGGCGTGGGCACGCCCTGCGTGGCCGGTGGGGTTCGTCGCTTGCGAGCGTTCATGGCTGCCTTCCAGAGTTGACCAGCGGCTGCGCCGCTGCTTGTTGACGTTGAGGGGTTCATTGAACAGCGCGTGCATCACCGCCCACGCAATGTCGGCATGGCCGGTGGCGTCGGTGCGTGAGGCGCTGTAGGTGATCTGGCCGCTGGTGGTGGCCCCGCGTTTGATGGTCAGGAACGCCGCGGCGATATCGCTCCAGCCGGCATCCCACTCGATACGCCGGCCCTGAATCGTGTCCTGGGCCTTGAGTACCAGTGTGTTTTTGGTTTCCAGGCTGTAGTGGATCGGCATGGCCCGCGGGAAGAAATCGCGCACCGAATCGAACACGCCGTAACCCACACCGGTGACGTCGATCCCGATGTGCTGCACGTTGAAGCGCTCGCACAGCTTCTTGACCTGGGCAGCCTGGTACGTGAAGGAATGCCCGCGCCAGGAATACTTTTCCAGGATCCGGAACTTGCCACCCTTCTCCAGCGGTGGCGCGACCACCACACACGTGGCGTCGTCGCGGGTGCGGCTGGGGTCGTAACCGATCCACACCGGCACGTTGCCAAACGGTCGAGTCGCTTTCGGATCAGAGTCGTAGTCCTTCCATAGCGACAGATCCGAGTAACAGCGCTCCAGATCCGCCAAGTTGAACGCACTCTGCGCGCTGTCGATGAATTGACACAGATAGAGCTGATCGAACACCTCATCCGAGTTTTCAAGCCGCAGTTGCTCCAGGTCGAACTTGTCGCAGCCGCCGGCGATGGCATCGTGAATGTCGATGATCTTGCGCCACTGCCCATCTGGGCACAGCGCCCCTTTGCGCAACTCCTGCTCACCTGGGAACGGCTGATTCGCCTTCTTGTGTTTGCCCCGCCTGAAGGTATCGCCCGTCCAGAACGGGTACGCCTGGTGGCTGACCGCACTGGGGGTCGAAAAGAAAGTCTTGCGCCAATTTTTGTGAGTGGCCATGGCACCGGCCAGGTTACTGAGTTTGGTGAAATCCCGAATCCAGAAATACTCGTCGATGTAGACGTGCCCGTGCGGCCCCTGCGCCGTGCTGCTGTTGGTGCTCATAAAACGCAGCTCAGCACCGTTGCTCAGGGTGATCGGATTACCTGTGAGCTCAAGGCCGAACCAGTCGCGGGCAAACCCAACGATGTAGCCGCGGAACAGTTCCGACTGTGCCCGGCTGGCGGACAGGAACATCTGGTTATCACCCGTCAGCACCGCATCCATGAACGCTTCGCCGGCAAAGTAATACGTCAGCCCAGACTGACGGCACTTGAGCACATTGCGGATCCGCCGCGTCAGCGGGTTCTGTTTGGCCGCAAACAACTCCTTTTGATAACCAAACAGCTTGCTGATGAACTTGTCGAGAAAGTCCACTTCCGTCAGGTGGGAGATATCGTTTTTGACCGGCTTGGGTTTGCGCTTCTTCTGCCCTTCCCGATCGTTTTTTTCGCGTCGGCCCCCTTCACGCGCTTCAACTGATGCCGGCTCGGCCGGTGGTGTGACAGGCCTGGCGCATTGTTTCAGCAGCCGTTCGCGCACCGTCGTCAGACGGTCGAGTTCATCCAGTTCGGCTTTGCCCAGCGTACCGGGCCTCTCCAGCATCAACGTGATGCGCCGACTGACCGCTGTCAGCGGTTCCTCATCCGTCAGCAGCTCGTCCCAGCCACCCTTGGCGATCCAGTAGTAAACGATACGAACGTTCGCCAGCTTGAGCTGAGCCTGAATCTCGCGCGGTTTGCAACGGCGCAAGTACAGACGTTTGGCGGTGTCTTTGACTTCGATTGAGTAAGGCATGCGCAGCAGTCTATGCAGCCAAAAACCCACAAACCCGCCGTTAAATGCCGAGAAAATCCTATATTCCGTAGATAGGAGAAACACCCAGTCAAACCGATTGTTCGCCGGATTTTTGCTGCCTATCGTGGCGGCAACTGCAACCGAACCCGAGCGATTCAGCCCATGCCCCGCACCCTTGTTTCTGACTGGAAACGTGTCGCCACCAGCGGCAAAACCGCCGACCGTCGCGACATCGATCCGCAGGTGCTGCGTGACATGGCCAGCACCTACGACCCTGAAAACTACACCGCCCTGATCTGGTTCGAACACATTCGTTACATGGGCAATTTCGGCAGTGTCACCGAACTCAAGTCCGAAGAATTAGCAGATGGCAAAGTCCAACTGTTCGCCAAACTTGCACCCAACGACCGGCTGCTAGCACTCAACAAAGAAGCGCAGAAGCTGTTCCCCAGCATCGAAATCGACCCCAACTTTTCCGACAGCGGCAAACCGTACCTGCGTGGGTTGGCCGTCACCGACGAGCCGGCCAGCCTCGGCACTGCACAACTGCACTTTTCCCGGCGTGCCGGCGACGGCCAGTGCTATGCATCCACCGAGCCGCTTGGCGATCTGACCCGCGCGGAGTCCATCGACGAATCGGCGGTGTCCTTCTTCACCCGCTTACTCGGCCATCTGAGCCCAAAAGACCCCCCTGCCCCCCTCAAAAGCGAGACGCCCGCTATGGACCC